CTATGGTTCAGCAACCGCGACTTCGACGGGCGACCATGCATCGTCGGTTCGGCTGTATTGAACCTTTGCCGCGTAATCGTGCCGGATCATGACACCAAACCTATTCGCTGCATCGACGGCGCCGGTCACGGTGTAGATGCAAAAGGCGTCGTTGCTTGGCATCAGATAGGTCTCATCGTTCTGGAATTTGGCCGAGCTAGGGGAAATCAATGCATCGCGGACATAGTCTTTGGCACGCATTGGGGCGCGCCATGCCAGTTCCTGATCGCCACAAGCAACCGGACCAGCTGCCGCGACGGCCGCCGCTTCTGAGGCGTCCTGACTACCGTCGTCCCGCATCACCTGACCGTACACAAATAGCCCTATGAGACCCCAAGCACCGATGATCAGTGCCTTCTGGCCAGTGCTGCGTTCGGCCCATGTCTTTTTCGCCATCCAAGTCACCTCAATTACCTAAGACAATCCCGCACGCATGATGCCGATCACCCGGACCAAGACAACGGAAAAGAGAGCTGACCGCCTGCACGGACCTAGGGGCTTGCCCCCAATCGCGCGACCTCCCTATGGCTTTCGCACGTCCAGACCCGGAACCTGGCTGAGAGCCTGGGCCAGCTTGTCCGGGGCCACCTCGCCCAGCTGCTTGATCAGTTCGGCGCGGGCCATGTCGTGCAGATGATTTCGCGCGGTCTGGCTGGCGTCGAGGCCAAAGCGCTTCAGCGACCCGCGCGCGCCTTCATCGACATAGGGCAGCATCGAACGGGCCGCCGTGGACAGACGCTGGCCAAGCGGGTTGTCGGCAGCTTCGGCCAGCAGCCATTCCAGCGCCAGACGCGCGGCGCGCTGCAGGGCGGTCTCAATCGTCGCACGGGCGCGCGCGTCAAGCGTCACCCCCACAACCCGCGTGATGACGGCGGCGATGGCAGAGACGGCGGCCGTTGCAATGGCAGCGGCCAGCCAGGCGAGGCCTTGGTCGACGAAGCCAGACAGGCTGCCGGCGCCCAAGGCGGCCACAGGGGCGATGATCAGCGCGGTTGTGATACCGGCTAGGGCGGGGGTGATGCGGTTCATGGTCAGGCTCCTTTCAGCCAAGTGGTCACGTCAAAGCCCGGGCAGGCCTTGGCGGCATATTCGTTGTGGCCGCTGATCTTGCGGATCGCGGTGCGCAGGCTGATCGCGTCGATCATCTGGCGCAGGGTGATGTCCTGCTGGCCGGTGTAGTGCTGCGCGAATCGGTCGGTCTCGGCCGAGCCATGGCCGCCAAGCAGGCAGACGCCCAAGGTGCCGCGGTTCTTGACCGCGCCGGCGTGGGCGCCGATCACATTCTCGGCGCGGCCGGCCAGAACCTTGCCGTCGCGGTCTATGATCCAGTGATAGCCGATGTCCTTCCAGTTCAGCGGCGCGCTCATATGCCAGCGCCGGATCTCGGCTGCCTTGTCGGCGATCGGGCGGCCGGCCATCCAGTCGGGCCGGGTGGCGGCGCAGTGGACGATGATCTCGGTCACCGGGTATCGGGCATTGCCCTGGTAGATCATGGCTGCGTTGGCAGGCCTCGGGACGGCGGGCACCGGAGCCGAAGCCGGAAACGGGGCCGGTGCCGCCCGTCCGCCGGCCGCCAGCCAGCGTTCGGCCGCCTCACGGGTGTTCTTGCCGTAGTAGCCATCAATCGGGCCTGGCGAGTAGCCAAGCGCGTTCAGGCCGGTCTGGATGGACCGGATGGGTTCGCGGGTCATGGGATGCTCCAATGCAAAAGCCCCGCACGATGGCGGGGCTTGGGTGAGTAGGGCAGTTATCTCGCTGTTATGTATGCCCTTAACCGTCAGTAAACCTTTCCTCTGCTACGACGGCTCGAGGGTGAAGAAAGGGATCGCTATGTGGGATATTCTTTGGTGCGATACATGCGGCAACGAAAAGGTGCCGATGAATGCGGTCCGTCATGGCTGCATGTCCTGCTATGTGGCCACGGGTCCAGACTGGCCGGAACGCTGGCTGCGAGATTGCCAGATACCGACAGATCCCCTTCATAACGTCGTGCAGTTTTCAGACTTCCACCGGAAGGGAACAGCGATGCGCAGGGCTTGAGGCCCAACCTTTTTACCGCCAGGGAAGCAGCCGGATCTTGGTCGGGTGCATCCAGGCGCGCCAGATCGGCCACTGGGCCCGTTCGCTTTCGGGTATCAGCATCTGGCGGCATTTGAGCGCGCAGAAGAACGACGCCATCTTCATCAGGCCGAAGACGACGTTGATCATCCGGCCGCGGGTGGCGTCAGACCACTGCACGGCAAAGCCAGGTACCCACAGCCGCATCAGCGGCAGAGCCACATCCCAATAAAGGCCGCGCAGGATGATGGCGCCCGCCAGGATCATGAAGCCCGTGGCGAACCACCAGGTCGCGGAACGCAGTTCGCGGAAGCTGGCACGGAAAGCCCAGATCACGGCGAAATAGCCGAGGGCGTTGATCATCGCGATCAGGCCGATAGTCAGTGACATGTGTTGGCGTCCTTCTCCAGCTTTTCCACGAGGCGCTCGATCGCCGCCACCCGCGCCTTGATGGCCCGCTTTTCCGGGGCCGAACTTTCCATGTGATCACGCATGATCGTGTCTGCGCGTTCGGCGCGCCGGCCGTGGCCGGTCAGCTGTCGGATGAGCCTACCCATCATCGCCGGTCCTCCAGCAGACGAACCGCGCGGCCCATGATCTCGGTGTTGGCCGCTGTGGTCTTGTTGGTGTCGGTGATCAGGTCGCGGCTTTCCTTGACCATGGATTGGGCCATCTCCAGCATCTTGTCCTGCAGCTCGCCATTGCGCTTGTACTGGATCCAGTTGGCCCAGCCCTGGACAACGATCACGACGCCCGCCAAGCCGCCGCCAACCTCGGATATGAAGTCCGCCAAGTTCATCGCCGCCTCCTCACGCCCGCGATCCCGATCACCGCCAGAAGTGCCAGAGCGGCCCCCACAGCGGCGCCCCGGTTTCGCCATGCACCTGCCGCCACGACAGCGCCACAGGCCACCGCAGCGGCGTCCACGAGGCCATCAGGCACGCCCCCGCCGAAGATGGCGATCTGCGCGCCCTCCCAGATCAGCAGATAGCCGCCAGATGCGATCGCAGCCCCGCGCCACGCGCCCGCGATCCACCCGATCAGCGCTGTCAGGATCACGCCGATGAAGGCATGCGCCAGCAGCGCAGCACCCCAGCCATAGGCATCGGCGGGTGATCCTGGACTGGTCAGCATGTCGCGGATTAGATCAAGCATGCGTTTTTTGCAGCACCATCATGCTGGACTCCTTGGCTGTTCAATTTTGGGTTGAGTAACCGTCTCGTGAATCGCCGTGACTCTTTTGCGCAACGCGCAGACTATTCACGCATTGGTGAAACCAACGTCGATTCGGCGCGAGAGGTGGAAGATGATTAAGAGTACGATTTTGGCTGCGATGGCAGTGGCGGGTATTGGATCGGCTGCGCAAGCGGCGACGGGTTACTGCGATCGTTCCGACTATTACGACCCCCCGATCATGGGAACGAAGGTCAAATACACGTTCGATCTGTTCTTTAAAGAGGCCGAAACTGATGACGGATCGAGCATTACATCTTATGGGCCATATACGAAAGAAACTGGTATACCAATGCGCGCATCAATCACTTACTTGCCTGCAGATTATTGCGCCGATATTACGCTAACCTCACTTGGTAAGAAATGGAATATCGCAGATCAGTCTTGGGGAGGTGGTTTCTTCGCGACCGGCACCAGTCCTATGGGAGAGAGTTTCGTGCTTTCTTTCCTTAATAGAGGTGAGGAAAACCTTTTGACTTTAACGGCCAAAAATTTGCCCAATGTGGGCTGGGTCGATTTGGCCGTTGAGAACATTCAGATAGCCCCGGTGCCACTGCCAGCATCATCTGCGCTCTTGCCTCTCGGCTTTGGCGCTCTCGCGATGATGCGAAAGCGCCGCAAGAAGGTTAGCTGACCGTCAGCCGCAGCACGCCGCCGACCACCGCAACGCCTGCCGGCAGGGTCGCGCCGTCGTCAGCGACCGTGACGCCCGGCCCGGTCAGGTCATAGGTGCCGGGGGCAACGCCCGCCGTGTCAACTTCGACAATCGAGCCAGCCGCCAGAACGACGTTGGCCGTCACGGTGGGCGCGGGATGATCCCCGGACAGGCGGAACCGCTCCAGCGCGGACATACGGCTGGCAGCGGTGACGGCGGCCGCCACAGTGCTGTCCAGCGTGAACCGCCGGAACCGCAGCGTGGCGCCGCTGGCAATGGTCAGTGTCGCCGCGCCGGTTCCGATCCAGCCGACCGCGCCCTGCCGTCCGCAGCGCAGGTCCATGACCTTGCCGCTGGCGATGGTGTGGTTCATGCCCAACGCGACTTCAGGGCTTTGGCCGTCCACGATCAGATTGTGGCCGCTGGCTGCACCGCCGAAGACGATCCGCCCGCTCTCCGCCCTGTATGCCTGGACGTTCTGCTGCGTGTTCAGCCAAAGCTGCCCGGCAATGATCGTCTTGACCTCGCGGCAGTTCTTCAGAGCTGTGATGGTCATCTTGCCTGAGGACAGTTCCAGCTTTCCGCCTTCGCTGTCGTATTCGGTCAGGTTGGCCGTGACTTCGCCGAAGCGCACGGAAACCCCGCGTGCCTGCACCGCGTCAAGGTGGTCGACGCCCGGCACGTCCTGCGTGGACCAGTTGTCCCGGTCGGCGTAGAGGATGCCGGACGTGATCTCGGTCGCGGGCTGGAAAACCGCAGTCGTCGGGTTGATGCGCGCGGGAATGTTTAGGCCCCACGGGGCGCGGAAATAGGCCAGAACGGCTTGCAGTTCCGCCACGCGCTGCGCCGGGGTCAGCGTTCGCATGAACATGCAATATGCCTGGATCTTGTCGATCTCCTCAATGCCAGTCGTGTCCATCCGCGTTGAAATGAAATTCTGCACAGTGACTTGGTTCAGCATGGCAGGATCGCGACCCAGAGCCACAGCATTTTCTTGAGAGGTCCACTCGGTCGCATAGTTGTGGACGAATGAGCGAACCCACCACCCCAACTCAGTGTCAGGGTGACGCGGATCAAATGAGTTTCTTCCTGCAATCCTGGTCGCTATCTCGACCGGATCATTAGGGTTTCGCGCGTGCATGAAGATCGTGTTGTGCGCAACCCCGCCACGGCTTCCCACTTCAAGCCCCCAATTCCGCGCGGGTGGGCGGTTAGGTCCGCGTCGGCCACCGCATGATGTGGTGACGGTGTGCCGATAAACGGGTTTGTTTCCCTCGCCGGGAATGTTGTATGCCCCGACCCCGAAATTGTTCCCCGCGATATTGTTGTCCAGAAAGAACACGTCCTCGATCACACCGCCCCCGCGCTGCTGGATGCCCTGCGCCCCCGCACGAGACGTGAACAGTTCGCGGATGATAACGTTCAAGCTGCCGTATTGGCCATAAACGTTGTGAACAAGTTCGGTAGGATAAAGTGGGAAATCAATAGACGGGTCAAGGCGGCTAAAGCCGTCGCTCCACCCGGCTTGGTCGATAAAGCACTTGAGCATCAGCAGAGAAAGCGTGCCCGAGTGATAGACTCCGCAAGCTCCATCATGCGGGGGAGTTCCACTCGGGCTGTCGCCGCCCCAATACAGGCGCGGGGATAGCTCTTCTTTGAACCAAGTGGCATTTATTCCGGCGCACATATAAAGGGTCCGATGCCCGCCCTTGAAATTGAAATCCTTATTGACAATTTTCACATGGCTGAAAATCGAAGAAAACCCTGATGCAACCTTGTAACGCTTAAAATCAACATCTTGGTAGGCAAGCCAAGTGTAAATCTCTTCATTCTGGAAGTTGGCCTCGATACCTTTAAGAACAGGGGTGTCTAGGGCCAAGTCTCCATAAGAGGTAATAAGGATTGGATGCAGCGGACTTTCGCCTGATGCCGACCTGGAAACCCATCCTTGGTTATTTATGAAAACTTTTTCAACATTAGAGTAATCATAGCCTCTCTGTAGAATAAGCCAGTTAGAATTGAACAGCCCCCTTGTATCTGAAGCCCAGATATTCAGAACCGTTTCGATGTTAAGGGCCTTTTCGGGGGAGCGTCCATAAACGGTGCTTGTCCGAATGTAACTGTCCGAAACTGCGGAAAGAGATAGCCCGGTTTCGTCAGCAATCATCTGCTTTGTGTAGCCGTGCGCGCCCGCCGTGGCGTAGTATTTCCTCCCGTTGCGCCCGATCTCGAATTGCAGCCGACCGGTGGACGGGTCGATGGGCAGCATCCATCCGCGACCGTTTGAGAAACTGTGCAGCGTGTTTCGGGGCCTGACCTCGATAGAAATGCTACCGCCATCGGTGGTCGTCGCTGCGATCTGCGTCAGCCCGTTTCCGGGGGGGAGGTCGTTTAGGTCCACATACGTCGATCCACCTGGCGCGGGCGACACCTCGCCATGTGACACAGACGCCAGATCATAGTCCACGATAGACATGCGCCCGTCGCGCGCAGCGGCGATGGGAACAGAGGTTGCGACCTCCCCCCATTCGGTGACCGATACCTCTCCGGGAACCATACCCTCGCCTGCGGTTACTGCGAACGGCTCACCCGCCAGCAGGGGGCTGTGAAAATAAAGAGGCATGGTTCAGGCTCCGTAAACTGCGGCGATCTGGACAGCGGCACCAGGCGCGGGCGGGGTGACAGACAATGCAAGGGCCGCATTCGCAGCAGTCGCTTTGCCGAGTGCGGTGTAAACGCGGGAGGAATTGAACGCCGTGGCGTCCGTGATTTTCGTTCCGAAGCTGGTTCCGGTGAACAAGGCTGCGCCGGGGGCGGCGGCGACGGCATGGATCGTGTAATCATCGACAGCGACGGCGACGTTCTGGGTGATCGGCGTAACTGGGTTGGGGACAGTGACCGATCCGCCTGTCGCGATCTTCCGGTTGACACCTTTCGCAGCGATAAGCTGAACGAAATTTTGTACCTGGAGGCTAACGGCTTGCGTCCACTTGACAGTTGCAGCGCCGCCCACAGGAATCGGCCCTTCATACAGTCGGAGGCGCACACTTCCTACGCTATACGACTGGATCGCTTCCAGCGGATAATCCACCCCGCCAGCCTCGATGCGCACAGTGCTGGCTGTGATGTTACCGTCCATGGTGATGATCATGACGATTTTCTTGTTGGGATCAGCCGCGCCTAGTTCAATTGGAATGCTTCGATCAAACCCGCTCTGAGTATTAGTGAACGTCCCGAGGTCGGTCAGGCCGGTAGCAATGCCGCTTGGGGCTGCTGGAACCGCAAGCCCGTTCACTGGCTGCGCCGAACGCGATCCAGCAGCGTCCGTCACCGTCTCGCGGTATTGGATCGTCGTTCCGCCATCTGCGTCCGGGTCGATCTCATAAGCTGGATAGATGTCGAACGAAATGTTGGAATCCGAGATCGCCTCGCCGTTTCGCAGCCATTGCCCAGATCTAGTGACGCTACCAGAAAAGCTGACCCACAGGCCCGGAATGGCGACAACCCAGCCAGGGTTCTGAGTGGCATCCACAATCTGCGGCGGGACAAGGCACACCGGCCCCGTCACCAGATCGTCGGCGCTGACGGCATATGTTCCGGCATAAGCAGCGGGTTCGGTCAGCGTAAAGCTGATCGGGTCAGACCCTGGGGCGAAGCCCGTCACCACGACCAACTGGCCCGAAGGCACGTTGAAAGACGGCAGGCCGGTGATGGGATCGAAGATCGTAACAACGGCAGACGGGTCCGCCGTGTTGATAAATCGCGCTTCGCCAACGGCAAGGCCCGAAAGCTGCGGGCTTCTCGCTCCGGGCGTTCCGCCGACAATAGGCACAATCTCGCCGTCCAGCGGCGCACTGACCAGAAGGTAATTCGTCGGCATCAGGCCGCTCCCATTTCAATGGTGACTTGGTTGGCATCCGGGCCCGCCGTGGCGATCACGGGCGGGGGCACGGGGACGCTGGTAAGTGTGGCTTGGTTCGGCCCAGGCCCGGCGCTGACCTGCCATTCGGCCTGGGCCACAGCCTCGATGGTATATGTCGCCGTCCTGACCGCGTTCGGCACGGTGCCGTTCGTCGCCGTCCAGGTGACGAAGTAGACCCGCGTTTGGCTGGTCGGGATCGCAGCCCCGATCAGGGTGTTGCCGCTCAGGCTGCCGATGATGCTGGTGCCATTCACGGTCAGGGCCGTCATGGACAGGGATGGCAGCGGCGCGCCTCCGGTGATGGCCGGGGCCGGGAACACCAGATCGTCGCCAGATACGGTGATCTGAGCCGGGGCCAGCGATGGCGCGGTATTGGCGATGGTGGCCGATGCCTCCGCCGATGCGCTGCCGCCGGGTCCGCTGATTGTTTCGGACCACGGCAGCGGGCCGGTGGCAGTTCCGGTGAAGGGGAAGGGCGCGATGCTCGATCCGCTGCGAGTCTCGACCACAACGCCCGCCTGCTCCAGCGTGCCAGCGCGGGTGAAGGGACCGGTGCCCGACCAGATGGCGGGGGTGATAGTGAACACGGTTCCGACCGGGCCAGACGCGGGGCTGATACTGGCGGGGGTGGCGAGCTGCGGCGGGGCGGCGGCAACCGCGACAGACAGCGTGACAGGTTCGGACAGGCCCCCGGCGTTGCGGCCCCGGATGGTGATGGTGGTCGCTGCCAGCACAGCCCCTGCGGTGACGGTGATGATCGCGCCGCTGCGGGTCACGCCAGCAGGGAGGGCGCTTGTCTCGTAGCTCGTCGCGCCGCTGAATGCGGTTGCCAGATCTACCGTCACCGGATCTTCGCCAACGGTCAGGCTGATGGCGTCCAGCGCGCCGATGACCTGCGGGGGCTGCGGCGTGAGGCCGGATAGCAGCGACACGCCCAGATGGTCTAGGATGTCGATTGCCGTCGGGACGCCGTTCGCGTCCGTCACATAGGCGGCTACGATGCGGCGGAGGATGTAATCCTTCATTGCATCACCCGATGATCAGATAGACGGTGTTCGGGTCGGGCGAGGTCAACGCATCGAATTGCGCCGCCGTGACCTCCCTGATCTGGCGCTGTGCAAGCTGGCGTGATGCCCGCATCTGAAAGTCGAGATCCTCCAGCGTCCAGGGATCGGGGGAATAACGAACGATCACGTTGCTTAGGCCTGTGACGACCGAGGCATCATCGAAAATATAGGTGACGTTGTAGCTCGTCCCGCCGCGCGATCCCTTGTCATTGGGCCAGACAGTGATCTGGAAATCGCCGTTGTCCGGGTCCACGAGTGACGGAACGCTGTTGACGGTGACGAGTTCTCCGTTTTCAAAATCGGAACCGATCAGCCGGAAAATCACCGCCATGACCCTAGCGTCCGTATTGGCAGGCGTTTTGAACGACCCGGTGACGGTCGTTTGCGAAATAGCCATGACGGCCTCCTATGGGTGGGGATTAGGCGGGAACGGTGACGCCGAATATCGCGTCCATTTGCTCGTCGGTCACACCAAGCGCAGCAGCCGCGAGAACGATGACCGGGTTCACGCGGCTGATAACTGTGTCGCTGCGCCATTTAATGCGGGCGATCACCTGGGCCTCTGCGGGCATCGATTGCAGCGCAGGTTCAAGCGTCGGCGGGATCTCCCCTTGCGAAGCGATCAGGACGTTCTCCGCGTCGAACAAACCGGCTAGAAACATGCGTGTGAGTAAATCCGACTTGTCTAGGAAAGTCGCATCACGCGCGGCGTAAAGCGCCGCTTGCATGTCGGAGGGCGTGCGGGGGTCGATCCACTCCACGCCCTGCCAGCGCGCCCAAGGACCGGGCCGGGGCGGTAGGGGGTGGAACTGCTCATCCGCCCCCAGGTATTCCGCCATCGGCACGGGATATTCGTCATCTCCCATCCCGGTGACGGTGTGACCGTCGGGAACCGATCCGATCATGTCGTCAGCGGTCAGGGCATCGCCCAAGCCGACGACGATGCCCTGATCATCGAGTATCGCATAGCGGATCATCGCATGGACCCTTGGACAATGAGCGTTCGATCCTCAAGCTGGAGGTTCGCGTTGTTCGACCACCAATCGACCTGGATGCTGTGAGTGCCTGCGGGCAGGTCACGCCGCCAGCCCATCGCCAGCCAGTCCTGTTCAATGGTGAACCCGCCATTGGGGTCACCCGCAATCCGCGACCATTGCACCACGCCGTTGATGCGCAAGCGGATGCCGATGGCCTGTGATTGCCGGATCACATAGCCCTGCGATCCAAACCACTGGATCGCCGCCGATCCGGCGAAGGGCAACGTGTAGGAAATGGTGTTGGCGTTTCGCCACGTCAGGTTTCCAGGAAGGATGGAGGAAAGCTGCTGCGCGGCGGGAACCGTGACTTGGTTCGGACCGATGGACAGCGTGTCCACGATGGCATTGCCCATGAACACGTTGCCATTGCGCGCCACGAAAGGAACGCGCCGGGATGCGCCCGTGCCGTTGCCGGTGGCAATTGATACGCGATCAGCAGCGATCACCACCTGACTGTTGCCGCCCGCCGTCGCCTCAAGGAACAGGGCCGCGCTCTGTGCCGTCCCGCCTGCGCTGGCCTCTGCGCGCAGGCCGATCCGAGAGGTCACCCCGGCTGGCGTGGCCTCTGCGCTGACCCGCAACAGGCCTGTAGCCGTGCCGCGATCTGTGCGGGCCGAGACGGTGGTGATCTGGTTCGCAAGCGCGTTGTCAGCCGTCGCGCGTGCTGCAGCCTCGTTCGTCACTGCGGCGGCATTCTGGGCAATCCGCGTGTCGTCGGTGTTTACCCACGCCGAACCGTTCCACCGCTTGGGCAAGTTGCCGTTTGCGGTGTCATACCAGACATCCCCTGTCACCGGCCCCGAGGGCGCGGCGTTCTGCCGGAAAGTTCGATTTCGCGCGTTGGCAACAGCGGAAACCGTCGCAATCTGGCTGGCAAGCGCGCTGTCGCCGTCAGCGCGCGCAATGGCCTCGTTCGTGATCGAGGCTGTGTTCAGCGCAGGCAGCGTGATGTCATCAATCCGGATCGATGCAATAAAGATCGGCAGGTCGGGGGATACGGCGCTGTTCGAAAACACGCCTGCCCGGAAATAGACCTCATCGGAAAGTCGGGCTGGCAGCGTGAAATCAACCGAAATCGTCTGCCATGTTCCGGCAGTCGTCGGTGTGATCTCAATGCCAGTGGCAAGGTTTCTTGAGTTGCTGTAGTCACTCCGAAGCGTCGAAACCAAGGCGCGCAACTTGCCGGTCGTCCCGCCATCGATCTTGACCCGCACGGATATTCTGATGATTAGACCGTCCGTGTATTCAGAGACAGCATCCGATACGACATGGACGTTTCCGGAATGGCCTGCAGCTATGCCAATATGATCGCCAGCCAAGGGACCGTTAAAATATGTCACAGCAGGATTCATGGCAGAGCCGGTGCCCGGCTGACCGCCGAGTCCCTGCCGCCAGGCTGCAGCATTATTCGCCATCGTTGCAGGGAATATTGAACCGCCTGCGCTTAGTGCAGTCGCCTTTACCACATTGATCTGGCCTGCCAGGGCTGTGTCGGCGTCGGCCCGCGCGATCTGCTCACTAGTGATTGCCGCCGTATTCGCCGCAATCCGCGTATCGTCAGTGTCAATCCAGGCGGTGCCCGACCAGCGGCGGGGCCGATTATTGGCAGATGTGTCATACCAAATGTCACCGGTCACAACGCCAGACGGGGCTGTAGACTGACGGAAGGTCCGATTGCGGGCATTGGCCGTCGCGCTGACGGTGGTGATCTGTCCAGACAGGGAGCTAACTGCAGATGACCGAGTGGCGGCCTCATTAGTTATCGCCGCCTCATTCGAGCCAAGCCGCGACAGCGCCTCATTCCGGTGCAGCGTGAAGGCCGTTTCATTCTCGGCCACCACCACCTCAAGGTCAGTGATGCGGGCAATGACCGACTGGTCCACGCGTGTCACGCTGCCATCGGTGAAGCTGATGGGCGAGGTTGATGCGGTGGCCGGGACGCGCAAGGTGAAGCGAACCGAGCTAGTTCCAGCCGGGGCCGCATGTTGACCTGAGAAAATGCGCCAGGCATTGGGCGTCAGGGTCAGCGTCGTGCTGATGGTCGATCCTAGCTGAACCCCGTCTGAGTTGTAGAACTGCACCAGCGCAAGCGCTGTGCGGCCAGCTTCATTCGCCCCCGCATAGATGCGCCATTGCAGCACCTCGTTTTCAGCGAAGGTTGCCGCGAAGTCCTGCCGGATATCCCGAACCCCGCCAGACGTTCCGACAAGCTGGACAAAATTGGCTGTCGGGGCGTCTGCGATGATCGCGTTTGACGATCCGTCGTCCTGTGCAACAACAGTCGTAGTCGCCGCGTGGAACCCGCTCCAACCGGTCAGGCCATTGCTAAAACGCGGGTTCTCCAGATAGTTTTCACTGTTCAGAACAGCCGTCAGCGTCTGTATCTGCGCTGCCAGCGCCTGATCTCCAGTGACCCGCGAAACGCTCTCATTCAACAGGCCGGTGTCCGTATAGGCCCGCGCGATGTTCAGGTTATCCATCGCCAGCGTCTCAGCGGCGGTAATGTCAGTCGCCAGCTCGAGCCGCGCGTCTGCCAGATCGGCCTGCGCCTGCGTCACGCCATCGCGCAGTGGCTGCAACGGGCCGTCCTCGCCGTCCAGCCATTCCTCCAGGATGGTCAGGTCGGCCAGAACTTCCTCGCGAAGGGCAGGCACGTCCACGTCAAGCGGACCTAGGCCGAGATTTGGCGCGATGAAATTGGTCCATTCCGTCCACGCCCGCGCGCGGTTGCGCAGCACAGCCCTGCCCCGGATCTGCATGGCGGTGCCGTTGATCAGGCCAGCCGTGATGACCCGCTGGCCCTTCTCGACCTCCTGCGTCGTGCCCTCACCGGCCAGAGCGGTCGCGCCCTGGCTGCGCAGTTCCCACTCGATGCCCTCGGCAGGCAGGGGCGTCCACATGATCCGCACGCCGGGGCGGCGGTTGCGGCCCTCCGCGTCCTGCACGATCACCGGTTCCACGGCCCATCCCGGCAGCGGCTGCGGGGCCAGAGGGGTTGTGACGACCGGGATAGTCGGCAGCGGCGTCACGGCGGCCGGGGTGAAGTCGTTGGGATCGACCTCGCGCACGAACACCCGCTGGCCCATCGTCACCGGGTCGGTGGTCTTGGCCGTGACCTCGACCAGCTTGCCCACATATCCGTCATAGGGCAGCGACAGGGACAGCGTGTCCAGCACTTCGACCGGGGCGTAATCCAGCGGCAGGGATAGCTCATGCGTCCGCTGACGGCGGTTGTCGTCCAGCGCCATCTGGATCAGCTTCTGGCACTGCTGGCTGTCGGTGACCGCGTGATAGGCCAGGTGAACCACGTTCCGCGCACCGTCCCGCGCCACATAGGCCGGATCGATGCGCAGCGGGGTCGTCTTGCTCTCCCACCGCTCTGCCGTCTCGGAATACTGGCCGGTGACGCCGTTATAGACCTCGCGCGGCCCCTGGTGGGGCATGAACACCTGATTTTCGCTGATCACCACGTCGCGGTCGGTGACCGAAGCGACCGGCAGGCCCGGCCCGCCGATGCGAACCCGCCAAACCCCGCCGCTCTCCGCGACCTGCCCGGCGCAGCCCTGCAACAGATGCTCGATCACCTCATAGGGCATATCCCCGTCATAGTCCTGCGGACCAACGCTGACCTCCAGCCCGCCGCGCCAGTTCTGCGCGCCTGCCTCATTGATCGCGGGTGCCCAGCTTGACAGCGGCAGATCCGCATCGTCCAGCCCGCCGCCGTAGATGCTGCCATCGGGCATCTGAATGCCGCGCATCACGTTGTAGGCGATCAGGGCAAGGTTGTTAGACCAGACCATCTGACCGTTGCGCGGGTCATACAGCTTGATGCCCTCGACCTCGAACAGCAGATCCGGGATGCCGGGGAATACCTCCTGATCGCGCTTTAGTTCGATGATGACATAGGCCACGCCCAGCAGCCGCATATCGGCCTGCCACGGGCGGTCTGGGTGGCTGCCATACTCTGCCAGCAGATGCGGGTCTGCCGCCGTCTGCGTGCCGTCGTAGAAGCGCACGCGCAGCTTGCCCGCATACCGCCCGCCCGACGGGGTGAACCAGCCGCTGTCAGCCCCAGTGGTGCGCGGCACCAGCACGTCACCGCCAGCGCCTTGGGTGCCCTGCACAGCCATCCGGTCATTGCCGAACCAGACCGACACCAGCCCATTGATCGGCATGTCGGACAGGTCGCGGACGATGGTCAGCCATTCCTTGCCATTGCCGCGCGAATATTCCGGGCATGTCCGGTGCCCCGCAACCGCGCGACCGCCCAGGATGATCGTCTGCGGGGTGCCATCCCCGGACGTGGGGGCGTCAATGCTGATCGCGCCCGGCCCCTGCGCCTTCTGCTTGGGCTGCAGGGCGCGGCTGACCAGCGACGAACCCACGCCTACCAGAATGCTTGCCGCAGCCGTTGCAATGGCCCCGCCGCCGAACAGGCCAGCGACGACCGGCACAAGGAAACCGGCATGCGCAGGCCCCGCGCAAACCAGCGCGGCGATCAGGACGGCGAAAAATGGGATCATGTGCGGTTCTTCTCGCCTACTGCGTAAACGCTGCGCGCCTGCTCAAGCGGCACCAGCATCAGCCCGTCATGCTCGGACAGGGCAAAGATCATCTCGCCCTGCACAACCCCCAGCCCGATGCCGTCGTGGGCGTCCAGCGTGGCGATGTCGCCCGGCATGGCGTGCCAGATCGACGGCAGCTTGCCGAAGGTGCGATAGACGAAATCAACGTGCGACTTGCGGCCCGTGGCCTCGCGGATCGCCGCAAGCCCGGCCTCGCGGTCGGCATAGCCTCGCGCCGTGCCGATGTAGTCCACGCCCGTCACCGCCTCGGCAGCGCCCATCGCGAAGATCCAGCAGTCGGCGGTGCCATAGGCGAACGGCTTTGGCTGCCATTCGCCAATGTAGTCCACCAAGCGCGCGCGCCAGTCGGGGCGTCGATCCATCAGAAAATCCCCAGAAACTTCTTGCGCTTCTTCGGCTGTGCCTGGGTTTCGCCCCAGGTCACGCCAGCGTCGTGCACGTTGGAATAGCGCCGCCCCTGATCGCCACGGGCAGCCTGCGCCGCCGCGCTTTTCGTCAGCGGCGGGCAGACGGTCAGGCGCCAAGCGTCGGACACCAGAGACATGCGCACGTCGCAGCCATCACCGAACGTCGCTGTGGTGACCGGAGCTGTCTCGATCCGCCCGCGCCAGACCCGCTCCGGGGCCGCGATCAGGTTGCGGTTCATGTCGAACTCGGCCCGCCAGATCGTCACCGGCGCGTTGTAGGTATCATAGAGGCGCAGGGCGACCTCGACCGCCTCGGACACCCCGGCCAGCGTCAGATCCACGCGGCGAACCCGGATGCCCGCCTCATCCGCAAAGGCCGGGATGCGAAGAACCGACGTGCCGACGAAGGTCCGAACAACGCTGTCCACCGTGAAACTGCGCGTGTCCGATCCGGTCCACAGCCCCGCCGTCTCAATCGCGTTGGTGTTCCGGTTGCGGGCCTCGATCCAGATCAGATGCTCGGCATGGACCGAACGGCGCGTGTTGCGATGCGCGGTCAGCGCGGGGGATGTCGCTCTCATGGGTAAACCTGGGTGATGGTAAAGGACGCCTCGCCAGCCACGACCGCCTCAAACATCGCCGGGCGGATGCCGTCGATCACAGCCAAGAACCCCGGATCGAACAGCCCGACCGTCCCGCCGACCGGGATGGTCACGCGCGCATGCGGCATGACCTCGACCACCATCTGCCCGCCCGAGTTCGGCGCGTTCGCTTTGGTGATCGTGTGGAAATGCCGGTTGATCTCGAGGTAGTCGCCCACGTTCAGGGCGGCATCCTCCATCCCCGCCAGCGTGAACGTCCGGTTATCCGGCGCGACGGCCTGCAAGGTCACGCCGGGGCGCGACTGGCCGACATAGGACGGATCATCCGCCACGATGCGCACGCCTGGTTGCTGCGCCAGCATCAGCAGCGCCCGCCGTTCCCGGATATTCTGATGCGTGCCGGGGGCGAGGGTCACAGTGGCCGACCACAGGTCATCACCGAACGACCGCGCCCGGATGATCTGCCCGCCTGCCGTGCGGCTGGAAACCGCAAGCGTCGGCGCGAACAGGTCAGCAGAGCGAACCGCCAGACGGTCCCAGAACTCGGCTCGGCTCAGGATCATCGTTAGCCTCTCGGGTTGCGGATGGCGGCTGCAACGCGCTGTGTCATGCCTTGGTCATAGCGTTGGATCCCCTGCGCAGTGATGCCTTGTGCCCGCCGATCGACGAACGCCTGGAGGTTTCCGGTTTCATCGACGGAAACGGTGACATGGACGTTTCCTTCCGCGCCGACCTGCGCCCGCATGGCCATCTTCGAGAGTTCATGAGGGATGACCACGTCGCCGGTGGCCAGCTTGCGGATCTCGCCGCCGCGCTCGTTAACCTGCACGAGGCCCTCGCGCAGCACCCGGCCCCCGTCTGCCATGGCGGGGATAGCATTGAGGCCCGCGCCGCGCAGCGCGCCGGTCAGGGCATCGCCGCCGAACAGACTGTCGAAGACGCCGCCGATGATCCGGCTCAGCCCGCTGGCGGCGAGGCGCGAGGCCATATCTTGCAGCATGCGGGCAAATCCGGTCTTCACGTTGTCGAAGACGTCCGAGAGGTTGCGCGCATCTCGCGTCACCCCCTCGAAGTAGGGCGTGATGCGGTCGGCCATGGACTGGCCGAGCCCGGCACTGGCGGCATCGACCATGGGCTGACCGTTGGCGATGCCCATACCCAGACCTTGGGACATGTACTGGCCGTATTCGATCATCACCCGGGAGGGCGACTGGATGCCGAACCGCTTGCGGAACCGCGCCAGATAGCTGTCGGCATCGGTGTCGCCCTGATCGCCGATCGCGGACGTGCCGGACGACAGGCCGGCCGCCACGTCCCGGCCTGTCGGCGCAAAATCGATCCGACCATTCCCGGCGCGGTTGTTGCCATCAGACGGCTGGTTGGGCAGCGCGTCCATGGCCGATGCCGCGTTGTCGCGGACCCATGCCAACGCATCCACCACCGGCTTGATAATCGTCCATGCGGCATCGAAGGCCGCGCCGATTCCGCTGAGGATACGGTCAAAGCCCGCCTTGAGCCGGTCCCAACCTCGCAGGATCGCGTCCGTCATCCCGAGGGCGTCAGTGATCGGCTTGATGCCGTTCTCCCAAGCAAAGCGGAACACGCCGACGATGCCATCCCAAAGGCCCTGGTAGTAATCCTTGAGCCCCGAGAAGATGGCCTTCAGCCCGTCCAGTGCCCGGCTCAGATCCCCGGTGAAGATGCCTGCGACGAAGTCCCGGAAGCCCGCGAAGACGGCCTTCACGCTGTCCCACATGCGCGCGAACCACGGGCCAACCTGATCCCAGTTGCGATAGATCAGGACGGCTGCCCCGGCGATGGCGGCAACCGCCAGGCCAATCGGGTTGGCGGCCATCGCCAGGGTGATGCCCTTGATTGCCAGCACCATGCTGCCCATCGCCGCGACGAAGGGTGCGGCCCCCATGATCATCAGCCCCAGACCGGATAGCAGCGGGCCCAACACGATCACGGCGGCGGCGGCGATTGAGATGAACCGCTGCATGGCAGGCGACATGCCCCGGAAGCGGGTAGCGATCTCGACCATCTTGTCCGACATCGTCACCAGGACTGGTGCCAGGTTCGCCGCGATCATCGTCCACATGCCGCCCAGCTGCTTGGTCAGGCGGCTGATGTTGTCGTTGAACTGCTCGGCCGCGCGGCCCATCTCGGGGGTGATGACGATGCCCAGGTCATCGGCCTCGTCCAGCATGCCTTGGAGGGCGTCGCGGCCGCCATTCAGCATCGGGATCAGCTCGGCCCCCGAGCGCCCCATCAGATCCATCGCCAGCGCGGTCTTCTCGGCACCGTCGGGCATTTCCGACAGTTTCTGGGCCAGATCGGCCATGACGGCCGATGTGGGGCGCATCTGCCCGTTGGCACCCCGCACCGCGATGCCCAGATCGGTGAACTTCTTCGGGCTGTTGGTCATGGCACGCGACATGCGACCGACCGCCCCCTGCAGCGACCCCATCGACACGCCCGACATATCTGCGGCGTGGGCCAGGCGCGACAACTCGTCGGTCGGGATGCCGATCTTTTGCGCGGCCTTGCTCAGATCATCCGCAGCGTTCAGCTGACCCCGGATAGCCAGGCCGATCCCCGCACCCGCGGCCGAGAGGCCCGCGCCGACCATAGCCAGGCGCTTGCCGAACTGACGCATGCGGCTGGCATTGTCGTCGAGGCCCTTCTTGAACTGCGCGTCGTCAAGGCCCAGGGCCACCCTCAGGCGACCGACCAGTCCGGATACCGCCATGGAATGCCTCCGTCAGATTGCGTTTGCGGAGACCCGTCGCAGGGCGTCCTGTTGCTGCCGGGCCTCCCTGACGCGGGCGGCCCATTCCTCCATAGTGGTGCCGGGCAGCACGACCTTCATCTCGTCGAGGTAGAAATCGACGTCCCGCGGCGCGCGGGGCCTGCGGCCGATGGCAACGTCCAGATCGGGGATCGTCTTCGCCCGCTGAACGACCGCCGCCAGCCAGCCCGCCGTGAGGATGGTCTCCTCCTGTCGGGTCCGGCGGCGCGAGGCGGCGGACATCTCCGTCAGCAGAAGCCGGGGCGTGATCAGCCAGAAGCGGTCGGGGCAGAGATCCAGCATCAGCCAGGCGTCATAGAGCCCGGCGAGGTTCAGCGCCTCGCCGGGGTCTTTTTTGCGCCGCCCGCCTTGCCCTTGCCGCCGCCATCTTCGGCACCCGCCGGCATGGCGGCCTCTAGCAGCCGGTAGACCAGAGACATATCCTGCCGGCACAGATCGTCGGCGACGTAACGGTCCGCCTCGGGGTGATAGCGCTGGAGCGCGATCTCGACGATCCGGACGATGACCCCGAAATCGGGCAGGTCTTCCTTCTCGGGGTCGAGCTTGGTGATCGGCTCCAGCTGCTGGCCGTATTCCTGCTGGAGCTGGGCAAAGCCGATCATGCCGAGGCACAGCTGATAGGTCTTGTCGCCGAGGGTAGCGGTGATCTCTCCGGTGATCTGGGCCATCCGATCAACCCCCCGCCGGCGCATCGGGCAGCGCTGAGGACAGCCGGAACCGGGCGCTGGCGGTCATCTTGCCGTTTATCGGCGCACTGCGGCCATAGCCCTTGAGGAACCCGGTGAAGCTCTCGGGGGTGCCAGTCGCGCCGAGTGTCAGCTCGATGATGACCTCCTCGCCGGTGGCCTTGATCTGGGTCAGCTTGGTGTGCGTCTCCGACCCGGGGATGTAGTTCATCGGGACGGTCAGCTCGCCGCTGTCGATCAGGCCCGCGATGAACTGCTTGCGGCGACCCGGCGACTTCATATGCGTGGATTCATGCTCGTCGACCTCCTCGTCGGGGGCCTCCAGGTCGCCCACCAGGTCGATCTCGAAGAAATTCGGGGTGCCGCCGGACCCGAGCAGTCCAACGCGGACCGTCGAGCCATAGCCGATTCTGCCGCTCATGTGCATTCACTCCATGCTGTGTTTTGTCAGGAAAGGGTGGGTTCGGGCTGCCAGGTCTGCACCCGGAAGCTCATGACCAGCGTGCCCACATAGGCGCGGGACTGGCTGTGGCTGACGATGCTGGTGTCTTCCAGGGTCACCGCGACCTCAGGCGAGCGAAGCGCCGTCAGAACCTGCGCCTCTATTCGGTGACTGTCCTCGTCCAGTTGGTCCTCGATGCCCTCGCCACCCTTCCGGCGCAGGGCAACCTGTAGAAGTGTCAGGCGCGTGACGCTGGTCTGGCTGTCACGCTGGCTGGGCTCCTGCGGTGTCAGGACGCCGATGACGGGAAGCGCGGTATCGTCGATACTGCCGGGCCAGATCTTGAGGACGTCAACGCCCAGAAAATGCGGATCGGCAGACAGCGCCCCGCGGACGGCGGCGCGGAAGGTGCTGCGGTAATGCGCCATCACTCGCCATCCTCACCATGCAGCTCGCAGATGACCACCGCATCTGCGGCCGGAGAGCCGCTCTTGTGCATAACCTGGACAGTGAAGCGACCGACGGTTGGCAACTCGATACGGTCTCCCCGTGCAAGCTCGGGAACCAGGTTGGCCCGAACCCGCCATGTCGGCGCGTCGATCCGCAGGATCTGCCCATCGGCAGCCGTTACTTCAATCGGCATGGCGCGGAATATCGACACCACCTCGCGCTCCGGTCCGGCGGCGGGTTGATACCGAATCCGGTCCCCGAATACTCCCGCCAGGATCCCCGCCATGCCGTCGAAGAGGCGGGTCATCAGCGGATCATGCCGTCCAGCAGCACGCGGCCGATGGCCGAGGGGTTGGCCGCCGCCTCGACCGCCGCGCCAATCAGCGTATTGCCGCTGGCGACGGTGGTGCAGACCTTGTCGGTGTCGTTCCAGTAGACCTTGGCGCCGACCGTCCAGGCCTGCGCGGCCAGCTTGGGCAGATCGTAGACGCCGCGCCGGACCACCACGACCTGCTGGTTGGCAGCGGCCGCGCCCTGGGTGACGCCGAAGATGGCGCCGATCAGCACGCCATCGCCCGAGGCGACGGCAGCGGTCATGGTCAGGGTGAGATGCTCACCCGGTTGGACATAGTTCTTCATCTCGCACTCCTGTCGAGGGGGTTCAGAATGGCAGCGGGCGGCCCACGGGCCGCCCTGCCGCATGCCAGTTCAGGGGCGCGCCTTACGCGCCGGCGTTCTTGAAGGAGCCGCGATGCTCGACCACGGCCGCGCCGAAGATGTGGCGGGCGTTCATGACCACCGCATCGGGGTTCATGCCCTCGATCGTCTGCACGGTCGGCGCGGAATAGCCTTCCAGATAGGCATGCGCGATCGGCGGCAGGTCCGACGAGATCAGGTACCAGGCGGTGTCGGATCCGCCGGCGGCCGCGCCCAGGTTGGGCACCACGGCGGGGGTCAGGCTGGCCTTGAAGGGGTTGGTGGTCCCGTCGGTGGCGGGCGTGGTCAGGGTGGCGAACTGCAGCGCGACCAGCTCCAGCGCGGGCGGCACGATCAGGCGATCAGGCTCCATCTGCAGGAAGTCGTCCTTGTCGGCGGTGCCGAAGGCGCGCTGCTCCCACATGGCCTTGCGGGCGGAGGCGACGGCGGCGGCGGTGATCGCGGCGCTGGTCCCGGCCAGGTTGCCATGATCGACATGGAACAGTGCCTTGCCGTCGGACTTCAGCGCGGCATTGGTGCGGATCAGCGACCAGACCATGCTGTTCTCCATGGTGCGCGCGGCCATGGCGAACTCGGTCGGGATGCGCTGGAATGCGCCCATATCGTCGTTCACCACCGCCTCGAAAGTCAGCTTGATGGTACGGCCGCGACGCTCGACCTTCAGGCCCTCGGCCTCGTCGGCCAGGACGGCGGACTGATATTCGCCGTTTTCCAGCACCGGCTTCAGGCTGAAGTCGCCGCCGAAGCGCACCGAATGCAGCTCGCGAAAGTCGGTTGCGGTCAGGGGCGCGCCGGTGACCAGCGTCCAGGTGGCCGCGCGGCGCTGATAGGCCTGCTGCAGCGTGCGGTTCATCACCTCGGTGGTGATATGGGCAAAGTCGCTGACCCCGTAGGCGCCGCCCATCATGGTGGTGGCGCGCATGCCGCGACGGATGGCGTCGGTGTCGTTGAAGCCGCGGCCCGGTCCAGCCAGCTCCATCGCCAGATGGCGCAGGCGCATGCCGCGGAACTGGCTGGCGGGGCCTTCGGTCTCGCCCATAAGCGCGCCGATCATGCCGTTCACGCGGGTCTCGCCCTCGTCGCGCTGCATGCTGCTGCGGGCGGGGGCAGTCCTCGACACACCCTCATGGGCAGCCATCGTGGCCATCAGGCGGGTGCCCGCATCGGTGGCGGCCACGCCGCTGTCGATCAGCGCATCCACATCGGCCTGCATCAGACGGCCCGAGGTGATGAAGGGGGCGGCCATCTCGCGGATGGCGCGGTTGCGGGCGCGTTCCTGCGCCAGGACATCGGCGGGCGCGGCCTGCATCTGCGCGGGCGCCGGGTTCGGTGCCGGGACCACGGGGGTGGCGGGGGTTTCGATGACCGGGGTGGTGGCCGCGGTCGGGGTCGGGTCAATCGGGGGCATGGTGCTCTCCATGGAAGGGTGACCGCCGGCGGCGGCGGGAAGGGGCGCGGGCCGGGTGGCCCGTGCCGGGGGCGTGGGGGCGGCCAGCCGCTCGCGCAGCCGGGCGCAGCCCGCCATGTAGTGCTGACGGGCACCGGACAGTTCGGTCGGAACCGGGGCCGCGGTGGCGGGCGGCGTGCCGTCGATCGTGTCGGCGAAGCCTTCGGCGATGGCCGCCTCGGGTCCGAACCACGTCTCGGCCTTCATGAGGCGGCGGACCTCGTCGGGCGTCTTGCCCGAGGCGGACGCATAGACGGCGGCATAGGTGTTCGCGATCAGGGCAAGCTGGTCGGCCGCCCGGCGGGCGTCATCCTCGTTGCCCCAGATCACGCCCGAAGGATCGTGGATCATGATATGCGATCCGGCCGACATCACCCGCTCGGACCCGGCCATCAGGATCAGGGACGCGGCCGAGGCCGCAAGCCCTTCGACGATGATCCGGCAGCCGCCCGGGTGGGCGGCCAGCATGGCGCGGATCTGCTCGCCTGCGTTCACATGACCGCCCACGGAATTGATCCGCACGGTCACCAGGCCCTCACCCATCTGGGCCAGCGCCTGACGGACCAGCGACGGGGCGAAAAACACGTCCTCCTCCCACATCCAGCCAACATGGCTGTCGTCGACCACATTGCCGCTGAGGATCAGCTCGCCGTTGAAGATCAGGTCACTGCCCGTTCGCATCGTCATCATCCTTTCCGGTGTCGGGATCGTCCCCGGCCGCGGCCGGAACGGGTTTCTTGGGCTTGATCGGCGGCGCGTTCATCGCCCGGTCGGCCTCGGCATCCTGGATGCGCTCCTCACGGATGCGGTCGGGGTCGCGGCCCAGTTCGCGCTGGACGCCCTGGCGGCTGTTCAGCCCGGCCTCGACCTCCTCGATCATCGCCGGGATCTCCTTGACGGGATCGACAAGGATGCGGCGCGGCGGCGTCCAGTCCAGTGTGAAGGTCAGATCGCCCATGCCCGCCAGGCGCAGCCCCTCGCGGAACCAGCGCTCCATGCCGGTGCCGAACTGCATGACCATCAGGCCGCGCTGCCACATGCGGACCAGCCGGTCCATCTCGTTGCGGCCCATGCGGCCCGAGGAGAAGTTGACCCCGCGCAGATCAGCCGTCAGCGACTCGTAGGTGATGCCCAGGCCCGCCGCGACGGTGCGCAGGCTGCGGCCCATGAACTCGTCATAGCCGTCGACGGTGGGCGGCTGCACCACGGTCGGCTCTGCCCCCTCGGGCAGCTCGACCACTGCGCCGGGGGCCAAGTCCTCCAGCCCCGATCCGGCATTCGCGGGCCGGGTCGAGCCGGTCGCGTATTTGAGCACGATCGCCATCAGCGCCGAGATGCGTTGCTTGAGGATCTGCGCCTCCTGGTAGTCGGCCAACTCTCCCAGGGTCATCATCACAGGGGCCAGCCAGGGAACACCTCGGGTCTGGCCGGGCCGGTCGAAGCGGCGCAGGTGGATCACGTCCGACCAATGCACCCGGGTCGAGGCCAGCGGGTTGCGGTGCCGCACCGCGCCTGGATGCTCGTTATAGAGGTGATAGGCCTCCACCGCGCCGGTCGGCCCGTATTCCACGCCCTCGACCACCAGGTTCTGGCCATAGGTCTGGACGGTCATGTCCAGGTAATCCGCCTCCAACAGTTCGACCTGATAGGGCAGCGCCAGCCCCCGGCCATAGCGCGTGTTGCGCATCCTCCGGCGGATCAGCACCTCGCCATCGGTGACCACGGCGGCCATGCAGATCTGCTGCATCTCCAGCAGGTCGTATTCCTCGCCCGTGTCCAGCGACGTGGACAGCAGGTGCCGATGGACCATGTCCTTGATCTTGTCCTTGTGGGCGTCGTTGTCGCTGCGCACCGACGGCTGGATGCCCTCGCCGACCACGTTGGCCACGATGACGTCGCGGGCGCGGGCGGCATAGGCGCGGTTGCGCATCATGTCCCGCGACAGCTGGCGCAGCCGTTCGCGCGACATGTGCGCCGCCGCATCGGCCGAGGTGGCCGGGGCCTTCCAGCCATAGGTCCGCCGCCCGCGCGAGGCCGCGTCATAGTTCATGACCACCGCCGCCTGCGCGCGCGCCGTCACCCGGCGCAGCCCCGCCTGCGGCGCGACGAAGCCGATCATCCGGTCCAGAATATTCATCTAGAGCCCCCGCGTCGTGCGCGGATAGCTGACGCGGGCCGCGCCGCCGGCCAGACCGGCCAGCTCGGCCTCGATGATCGCCAGCGTGGCACGCATGTCGGCCAAGGACCGGAATGTCACCTTCTCGCCGTTGACCTCGGCCGAGGCCACGCCCTTGGCCATGGCCGCGCGCAGCTGATCGGCATCTGCCTGGGTATAGGCCATGTCATCTCCTCAGATAGCCGATGCGTTTGGGGGCGGGTCGCGCGGGCACTTCGCGCGCGCTGTCCGGGTCGTTGGGCCGTTCAAGGGGCACGGCATTGGCATTGTCGGGGCCAAGCACGCACCAGGCGGGCGGAGCCTCCCAGTTCACGCGGTTCAGGCCCAGGAACTCGGCAAGGGCCAGACCCTGCACCGAATGGTCGAGGCTCTCGTTGCGGGTCTGGCCCGGCTTCAGCGACCAGCCCTTGTCGCCCCGCTGTTCGGCCAGCAGTTCGGCCACATGCTCGGCCTCCATCCAGGAGGGGACGTGCTGGGCGTTCGTCGCCGTGTCGGTCCGCGCAAGCGCCGCCGAGACGCTATCCTTCAGCCGGTCCACGGCCATGTTCAGCAGCTTGATGCCGCGCGCCTTCTTGCCATTCGATGCCCGCTCAGGGGCCTCGTGCCAGACGCGGTCGCGCTGGTTCAGGCCGGGCCGCCCGATCGACAGATAGAACCGACCCCCCAGACCCTCACGGGCGCGGGCGCGCCAGAACTTTTCGGCATTGTCGGCCCAGCCCTTGGGGCCGTTGAAGTCGATGACCACGCCCACGGGCTTCAGCCCCCAGGCCGCGCCATCGACCGGGAACACCCGCGCCGCCAGTTCGGTCAGCACGTCGGCATCCTCGGCATACCGGCCCGGGTCGATGCCGCGATACTTGCCATCCTCGCCCTTGGCGCGGGGTGCGGCGTCGGGTGGCTGGTGGATCGCGTACCGCTCGATCGTGACCCGCTCGCCCTCCGCGCCCCAGGCCATGACCATCACCTCGAAGCGGTTGCCCTGCACGTCGACCATCACGGTGATGAACCGCGCCCAGTGCGGGGCCACTCCGCGGGGCAGCTTCATCGCGTGGCCGGTCAGGCTCTCGACCGTGACGGCGTTCTCGTCCTCGTCCTTCGGGCGCTGATAGGGGATGCCCAGTTCAGTGTAATGGACGCCCGCAAAGTCGGTCTCGTCGCCCGTGGCCTCCAGTACCCGGCGCGCGGCCTCGTAACTCTCGACCAGACCCCGCCAGGAGGCGAAGGCCGCCACGACCCCGTTCAGCGCATAGCTGGCGGTCGAGACGTTGCGGATCTGCGGGTCGTCGATCCGGCACAGCTGCCGCCTGCCGTCCTCGCCGACGATCCGGCTCTCATGCAGCCAGCCGCCATGCCCGGCGGCGGCGCGGCGGTTCATCTCGACCTTCTGGCGATGCTCGATCACCGATCCGCAATGCGGGCAGACCATGACCGCGCTGTCGGCGGCCTCGCCGGGGTCCAGGTCGCGATTGTAATCCAGCCGCTCATAGGTCGGCTCGAACAGCTCGGCGCAGTCCAGGCATTCCCAGTACCAGCGCCCGCGCGTGCCCTCGTTGTAGAGGTTGACGATCCCCGCCGTGGTCGGCGGCAGCAGATGCGGGTCCAGCCCGGTCGCGGGTCGATGCTTGGCCTCGTCCACCGGGAAGGCGGGCGTGCTTTCGGCCATGACGCAGCCCCGCGACAGGAAGGTCCGGATCCGCGCCAGCGCCATGCTGAAGGGCGAGGCTTCGGGCGCATCCTTCGGCCCCAACCGCTGCGGCATGTGGTCGTAGTCTGTCAGCAGCACCAGCCGCTGCGACCGCGACGACAGCTGGTTGGCCACCGGATAGCCGATGCCGAGGCGCATGCCCTTGAACCGCTTGCGGCTGAAGGTGCTGTCCTCGCGCGCGCGGCCAAGCCGCTCCAAGAGCAGCGGGCTGTTCATGATGGCCGGGTCCAGCTTCTCCTCGACCCAGGCATCCGCATCGGTCTTGGTCATGTGGATCAGCTGCACCGGGCCGGGCGCGCAGGTGATCGCATGGGCCGAGACCGACAGCAGCATCTGCGACTTGCCGCTCTGCGACGGGCCCACGAAGACCACGGCGCGGAACCGGCGCGACTGCGACATGTCCTGCGGCTCGATCGTATAAGGCGCGACGCCTCGGTCATAGGCCGACCACTTGCCCGCCACCGGCACCCGCAGCGCCCGTTCGGCGGCATCGGTGACCGTCACCCGGCTCGGCGGGTCCAGCAGCGGCAGGGCATCGGCGACCAGCTCCTCCGGGGTCATGAACGGCGGCAGCGGCGGGATGCGCGTCAGGGCCGAGAGGCCCCGGTCCATCATCTCGACCATCAGACGTCCAGCTCCGACTGGCGCCCCGGCAGGCTGACCACGGCCCCGGGGCGGCCGAGGCGCGCCTCAATCAGGCGGCGGACCTCGGCGCGCATCTCGTCGCAGCGCGCCTCCAGCTGCGCCACCTGGGCGGCGGACAGGCCAAAGGTCATCTCGGCAAAGTCGGGCAGCGTGTCCATCTCGGCGCCGAAGGTGACGAACATGTCCTCGATCAGCGCCCTCATGCGGTCGGCGCGCAGCAGATCCCCCCGCTGTTCGGCCACCCGGTTGCGGTGATACTCGGCCTCGGACCACTTGCGCAGATCGTCGGCGGTCAGCTCGCCCTCTTCCTCGGCTTGGTCCTCGTCCAAGTTGCGGAAGGCCAGGGCCGCCTGCGCGGCCAGCTGGTCGCCGCGCGACTTGGCGGCCCGGTGGCGTTCGTCACGGTCCTGTTTCCATGCCCAGCAATGCGCCAGGCGGAACTCATAGGCCACGCCATTGGCGCCGGTGGTGATCGCGGGCATGCCCAGGCCGATCCACTTGGCGATCGTGTTCTCCGATACGCCGAAGGCACGCGCCAGCTGCGACCGGTTGAGGGGCGTGCCGTCGTCGGTGACCCCATCCGGCAGAGGATGGCGGGCGACATCCAGCACGCTCCCATCCTCGAGCGTGATGGTGGTCATGGCTTTCCCTGTGAGAACAACAACAACAACCCGAACCACAACCCCGGACCGGGATCGCTGTCAGGAATGCAACGCGGTGCGAATTACCCGCGTGCGGTTTGCACCGGGGAAGGACCCGCGCGGGGTTAGGCCCGCTCGGCCACCCGGCGGAACATCCGCTCGAAGGTCCGGGCCAGATGCTCGGGCAGGCGGGCGGCATAGACCTCGGCCGCGCCGTCCTGGAACCCGAGCCGTTCCGAATAGACTGGCGCGACCGAGGTGAAGTGCATCACCTTGCTGATCGAGCCGTCGGGGGCGCGCTTCCAGATGCCAGGCGAGAGGTTAGAGCCCGGCTTGGGGATGAAGAACCCGGCGCGCTTGCGCGGTCGACCCCCGGTCGGCACAGCGGCCTGAGTAGGCGCTGCCGAGGTGACGGCATCCACGGCTTGCTTGCGTTCCGCGTTCGCCCAATTACCATAGGCATCCAGCCGCGCGCCCGCCGCCGGCACTGCCGCCTGCATCTGGCCATCAGCCGAGAGGCGTGACGCTATCAGCTTTTCCAGACCGGTCTGGCCGCGCTGGCCACCCAATTCCTGCGCCTTCAGGTAATGCCGCCGCCCGACCGAGGGGCGTTCCATCACCTCGGCCTCCAGCGTGGCGGGCTTGGCACGCCAGACCATGAAGGCGTTCTTCGTGAACCGCGTGGGCCGGTCAAAGACCTGATCCATCCGGTCCTGCACATGCTTCAGGACATCGGCCGCCGTGTCGTTCAGCGCCCAGGTAGCGGCTTGCCGAGCGTCCTTGTCTGCCAACTGGCGCAGGTTGCGCTGCAGGTCGGCGTCGTCGATCGAGATTTTCAGCATCGACATAGACCTTTTGCATCCCGGTAGGCCAAGCACCTCGGACCTGTACCAGGCGGCGCGCGTTCACTCTCTGCCGCACTCATGCGGGCAACGCGAGGAGTGGACGATGACCGATGCAACACTGACGCTAGAAGACGGGCCGCAGCTGACCGGCGAAATCGTCGATAAAGGCGGCGACTACATCCGGATGCGCAGCACCACCGAGATGTCGCAGAATCAGCTTGGCCAGTACGGCGAGGGGCAAATAGAGATCGACGGCAAGACCGAAAGGGTTCTTCTGGAAAGCGCTATGCCTACGGCAGAGGATGAAGAAGTCTTTGAACTCACCATGCGCCGTATGACGCCTTCTGCCTGACAACAATGCGATAGGGCGGGTGCGATCCGCGTTGCGCCCGTTCGCGCGCTCCAGATTTTTTTAACCCGAAACATGCAACCAATACCGCGTCAGGGCGTCAATGCCCCTCATGAGCTACGGTTGCGCGGAGACGGAGTTAGAGGATGCCTAAGAGATCACTCCAGGAAGAGCTTGCAGAGGCAAACAAGCGCGGATGCTACTGGTTGGGCCGGATGGCAAAGCTTGAGAAGCATGGTGTCAGGGCTGGACCGGATCGCGACGAGGCCGAACGAAAGACACAGTTTTGGCTTCACCGCTACGGCACACTCGCAGACCAAATCAGCGCCTAGAACGACGAACGCCCGCGAGGAAGGTTCCTGCGGGCGCACGTCTGGATAATAGTGAAATCTATGCTGCCGTCCGTCCTAAGGGTCAAGGAAGTTTTTTTCAGCGCTTGCCGCGCGCGCTGTTCATCCGGTCCAGGCACTTACCAAGGGCATCTTGCACCAACGACGTATTCCGCCCGGTGTCAGACCAACCGTGGCTCTCAAGCACCTGCACAAAACTTTTGCCTTCCAAGCAGACCGCATCGACCAGATCGCGATCCCTGATGATCGAGGCAGTCACCACGCCACGCGCTGACGGTCGCACCCGTCGCACGACCATCGCGGCCCCGGTGCCGATGCGATCCTGCAGCGTTCTGATTTCCCGGCCCACGCTGATGTAGGCGTCGATGAACTCGCCCCCGGTGCCGCCACCCCCGCCGCGCGTCTCCAGGCTAGCGCACTTCATGCCGCCCGCCGCGTGATGCTCGACCAGATCACGGTAGCGGCGCGCGATGTCGACCTGCGCGCGCGTGAAGGGCAGGGCAGGGGGCCGCTTAGCCTTCGTTGCCCGCGCGATCTCGCGCTGTTCCAGTACGTCGAAGACATCGATGGCCTTGGCGGCGCGGAACCCCCGCCAGCCGGTAGCCTCGACCTTGTAACCACTGTTCGTCTTGGGGTCGGGCATGACCACGTTCGGCGTGACCGCCTTGGACGGCCCGCGCGCAGGTGCCACGGGGATCGCGGGGCCGCAGCCCTCGGCAGGCGTGGCGCGGGCGAGGATCGCCGCCAGCCGGTCCCGTTCCTGCTGCAGCCGACCGGCACCCATCTTTCCGTCATAGATCGTCATGCTGCTGTCCCTTCTTCCGTCACGGCGGTCTGGATCGCCTCGATCTCGGCCAGATCCTGATGCCAGGCGGCCAGCCATTCTTTCTCGGCCAGCGTGGCGCGCCCGGCCTCGATATTCTCGCGGATCACGCGGCGGCGGTGCCGGTTGTTGTCGGCGTCCTGGCGCAGCCGCGTGATGATGTATTTGCCCGGCGGCGGGCCTAGCTTCTTGGCGACCTGGAACAGCTCGACGGCCCAGCCCTCGGACATGGCCTGCCGACCCATCGCGGACCGGATCAGGCTCTGGGCGTAGGCACTGTCGCGCGGCGGCGGGCATTGCAGGGTCATGGCCCAGGACCGGATCAGCCCTTCCTCGGGCCAGACGCCCTTGACCGCATGGCGCGCGATCAGATCGACCATGGCCCGCAGGTTGTCGTCCGACATGTAGGACAGCCAGTCCCGCAGCCGCGCCAGCGCCTTGTCATGGGCCTCGGCGCTGGTGCCGCGCTTGCGCCCAAGCCCGGCCAGGGGCTGCATCAGCAGCATGTCGACCCTGGCCCTCATTTCCGCATTCACACCCGACATGGCGGACTTCCCCTTTCACCAGCAATCCCGACTTATCCACAGGCGCAGCCCTTTGCGGGGTGCCCTAAGGTGTCATGTCTTTGTCTGTGTCCGTGTATTGTCCTGTAGGGCAGCTAACAGTTGCGGTGCTGTTAAAGCGCTGCAATCCTAACTGTTGCTAACTGTTATGCGTAACAGCGACTAACAGTGGATTGCAGCGCTTTAACAGCGACCTGCAGGACGATCACACGGCCATCAGACCTCCCGTCCGCCCATGGACACCACCCGAGGGGCGCCCATGATTTCCTCGACCGCCACCCGCACGTTGTCGGCGGTGATGTAGAGGTCGTTGTCCCGCAGCCATTCCGCGATCAGCTCGACGGCCTGGCCGTTATCGGCCATCTTGGCATGCTTGATCTCGCGCAGCTTGGCCCGGATGCGGGACTTCTGCATCCCGATCTGCGCGACCTCCCGGCTGCGTTCGCGCCCGCGCTTGCGCCGGAACTGCCCCTCGGCAATCTCGGACAGCAGGGTATGCCCAAGCCGCGCGACAGCCCCCACCGGGGCATCATCGATATGAGTGGGCCGCCAGCCATAGAGCGCCAGTCCGGCCCGCGCCTCGATCCACCCGCCCAGATCCGCGCCGAACCCGGCCAGGCGGGCCAGCTCGACATCATCATCGGGCAGCGTGCCGGCGGGGTTCTGCTTCATGGCGGCACACCACAGCAGCACGGCGGTGCCGATATCCTGCCGTCGGTCGGCCTGGATGGCCTTGGCCACGAACCGCGACGACAGCAACTGTTCCCCATAGAGCGGCATCCAGTCGAAATTGGGCAGCCGGTCGCCGTGACGCAGCGGATAGGCCCAGAACTCGATTGCGCCCGTCATGCCGCCCTGCCTTGCCGACCGGCATCGGCCTGCATCATCTTCAACAGCAGGTACTGCGAATACTGATCCGACAGCCCGCGCTTCACCTCACGAAAGAAATGCGAGTAGTTCACGCCGATCTCGCGCGCGGCGGCGGCGATCGAGGGGAACTCGCGCCCGTGGATGACGCAGCGCCGGGAATTGACCGGCTGCGGCCTGCGGCGCGGCGCGTGGCCGCCCAGACCTGCGCCATCGGCCGCACCGCGCCGGGCCAGCTGTCCAGCGATCGAGGACGGGGTGACATTCAGCGCATACGCCGCAGCGGAAATCGACGGATACACCACGCCACGCACACGGACGGGGACGCAGCTGGGGTGGTCCGTGCGGTGCCGGACCTTGCCGTCGCGGTGCCGCTGCCGCCATTCGCGCTGGCGCTGAACCTCGGCCTCGCGGCACAGATCGCAGCGGCACTTGCACCGGACGTAGCCCGAGGGCGTGCCATGCGGGACCGGGCCCGTCATGCCTGATCCTCCTCAGGTGCGCCCTCGCGCTGGTGGCGCGGCACCCGGCGGAAGAATTTTTCCGATATGGATTTCAGACGATGGTAGCGGTTGAGGGCGCGCATCGCGCGCGCCTCATAGAACCGCCCCAGGACGTGGTTCAAAAGCCGATTCATGATTGCCCCTCGATCCGGCTGAAGACGATTTCGGCGCCGGCCAGGGCCAGAACCTTCATGATGTAGCGCAGCTTGGGGTCATGCTCTTCGCGCAGCCAGTTGATGACCTGCCGGTGGCTGACATCCAGCACCGCGGATGCCTTCTCGGCCAGCTCACGCTCGGACGCGGCGGGAAAGGCCCGCCACAGCAGATCACGGAACCAGCGCCGACTGGCGCGGGGGTCTGTCGAATATGCAGGATTTTTCACGGGCAGCGCTCCATATTGGTCCTGTGAAGAGCGACCAGACGAGCAATGAAGAGAGGACGCGGCATGTTTGCTCATGCTGCGTCCTCGGAGGTTTGGGGGGGCGGGTTCTCGGCCATATAGGCGTAAATCTGATCGACAATCCGCATGGTCGGACTGGCGTCGCCGTCCTTCCACTTCTGCCACTGGCCCCACTGGGCATTGACGGTCTTGCGCAGCAGGCTCTGCGGACTGATGCCACAGCCAAGAGCATAGGTTTCGACGGCGGCGATGAAGCGTTCCATGGCAGCCAATATGGGGTATTTATACCCCTTAATGCAAGGTGAAATTTACGCCATGCCAGCGCGGCTCGCTTGGGGTAATTTTTACCCCATGGAAATAACCTTCAAAATCGCGCTTGAGCACGCCTTGACCGTCACTGGCCGGTCATTGCGCAACGTCGCGATTGAAGCGGGCGTTTCTTACGAGCAGCTCAAGAACCTCAAGCAGGGAAAGGCTCAGCGAACAAATGTTGACGATGCCATGAAAGTGGCAGCCGCTTTTGGGGTCACGCTAGATGATCTCTACGCAGGGAAGCTGGGCGGCGTGTCATCTGCGATCCCCGTTCTGGGCCGCGTCGGCGCCGGGGCGCAGGTCCCGCTGGTCGATACCGACGAAGCCACAGGCGGGATGTTCCAGGTCGGCGCGCCCTCGCAGCTGCTGCGCCGTGCGCCTGCCTCCCAGTTTGCGGCGGTCGAGGTCGAGGGCGATTCGATGGCCCCGCAGTATCAGCCCGGCGACATCCTGTTCTACAGCCGCGCCACCCATGAGGGCATCTTGGACGAGGATATCGGCCGCCCGTGCGTCGTCGAATGCCAAGATGGCAATGCGTGGCTAAAGCAAGTGAAGCGGGGCGACGAGCCGGGCCTGTTCCACCTGATCTCGCTGAACCCGACCGGCGACAACATGCATAACCGGCAGATTAGATGGGCATCGCGGGTAATCCTGACGCTCCCCGGAGACATGGTAGAAAAGGCTTGAGCGATAAATTCGGTCTTAAAAACGCAGGGAGATACCGTTGTTCAATCTAATGTCAAATATTTGCAGTCATTTTCTTATAGGTGAACCTGATGGGGACGATGTATACCTTGAAGGTCAAACTGTGGGCCACGGAGAATACATCTTTAATGCGCGCATTTATATGAAAGACGGTTCTTTTGGTACCGTTATTGACAATTTTCCACGGCAAGAACCTAGCGTAACCGGATGGTCTAGAAGGCAAATACTAGATGGTGAAGGGCGCACCACAGGATATGCCCTTCACGACGCTCAGGATGAACTAGTTTTCTCTTATTCTGTTACCGGCCCACTTTGTGAAGTAATTGTGAGCCTTTACGATAAGCATGGAAATCTAGTAGTCACGGGCGGGCAGGGAGGGATTGTCGCTCGTGGCATTCGAACCCGTATGGGGTGACAACAGGGCGACCACTTGATCTTTCGTCAAATTGGCGATGGTCATTACCGTGTTGTTTGTAAATACCAATGGAATGTCCGGCGAGATCTCGCAATGGCTTTGCTTAAACAAGATAACAACAGCATTATCAATGTGTGACATTTTTTATCCTCTGGCTGGCTCTGTTAGCAAGATAAGACAAAGAGATGGGTGTTGCTAAAATAGCCCGCTCAGCGGCCGCCTGATTAATGAATCATTAAGATTTGCCCGCCCAACGGCGGGCTTTTTCATGCCCGCCGCGCTGCGCCGGCACCGGCCAGCATCGCGTGCCCCGAATCGGTTGTGGTGAAGATAGGGTATTTTAACCCTAAAAGTATTGACTGGGTAAAAATACCCTAATATTGTTGCCCCATCCGGCACGCCGCCGGGCTGGAGTGACGCCATGCACCTCATCCCCATCATCACGCTGCGTCTGGCCCAGGCCGCGCTGGTCGTGACCTTCTATCTGACCGCGCCGACACTGGTCGCGGCAGCCATTGCCTACGGCGGAACCGCGCTCGGCCAGGCAACGAACTGGTAGGCGCCACGCGCCGCCAGACCGGGTGCGCCCCTCCCTGCTTCGTCGCACCCTGACTGGCCCGCAGCCGCCCGATCCTCCTCCCTCGGTACGCGGCTGCGGGCATTTTCCCATCATCGAAAGGACCGGACGCATGTCCAAGCCCCCGGAACTGCGCAGCCTCGACCAGCTGCTGTCCCTTGCTGATAACGGCGACTATCTGCCCGACCTGCTGTCGCGCATTGAGGCGAACAACGTCGAGATGCGCCAGTTCGCGCAGGACTTTGCGTCCAGCGCAAAGGGCAAGATCACCATCACCATCGACATGAAGACCGACCGCTTCGGTCAGGTCGAACTGGTGATCGAGGACAAGATCGTCGGACCCAAGCCGCCCAAGCACAAGGCCGTCGGCTGGCTGACCGGCGACGGCGCCCTGACCACCCACAACCCCGCCCAGTCCCGAATGGAGGTCCGCGATGTCGGCGGCCACCGCGAACTGCGCACCGCCGAGTGAGGAAACCATGACCACCGTCTATCCCCCCGCCAAGAACATCGCCGAGACGATCATCGACCACATGTCGAGCGTCGGTGGTATTGAGGTAATCAGCTTTCCCAACGCCGATACGCCGAACCCCTTCATCATCGCCGCGCCGGACGGCATGCGCCTGCATGACCTGACCCGCCAACACCGTGAGGTGGTCGAGGCGCTGAAACCGCTGCAGCGCACCGGCCAAGCCGTGCTGGAGGATCTGGACAGCCTGATCGCCTGGACCAACCGCTTCAAAAGCGACGACACGGTCCTGTTCGGCCAGATCCACCCGACGCCCAAGCTGACAGCGGTGATCGACTATCACGCCGAGGGCCCGTCCAAGATCGACCCGGTCGAGGGAGACCCCAAGGCCAGCTATGGCCGCCACACCGGCCTCTACACCTTCCCGGTGTCAGAGGAATGGAAACGCTGGAACGCGATCAGCGGGCAGCCGCTGACCAAGGACCAGTTCGGCGAGTTCATCGAAGAGAACGCCAAGGACTTTCTGGACCCGACGCCCGCCCTGCTGAACGGCAAGACCGACGGCGCCGAGGCCTGGGAACTGCGCATGATCGAGATCGGCGCGAAGGTTCAGGGGCGGTTCGGTCAATATGCCGCCCTGGCGCAGCTGTCGCGCAATTTTCAGGTCTATGACGCGGGCCACCTTCAGGTCAGTACCAACCGCGACACCGGCGAGACGCATGTCCAGTTCCTGGACGAACATCGCGGCCCCGACGGCGCGCCGCTGCGCCTGCCCAACCTGTTCATGATCGCCATCCCTGTCTTCGAGGAAGGCGCGCTGTACCGGCTGGCGGTCCGGTTCCGCTATCGGAAGGCCGGGTCGGAAGTAAAGTTCTTCGCCACCCTCTACAACCCGGACGTCGCGCAGCGCGACGCCGCGCGCGAGGCGCTGAACATGGCGCAGGAGCAGACCGCCGTCCCCCTGATGATCGGCAAGCCCGAGATCGGCGCACGCTGACCATCCGCCCCGGCTGGCGCGGTGACCGCGCAAGCTAATCCCCCCATTCCCGCGCGGCATCGCGCCCCGACAAGGACCGTGGTCATGATCGACCTGAAAAACGAACTCTTTGGCCGCGGCCTGACGGAGGCTGAGGCTGACCGTGTAAGGCGAAGTCCCGATCTGGGCTGGCCTGCCGGCATCGTCGAGGAGGCGCGCAACGTCCGTCACGCGGCCATGCGAGAGAGGCTGCATCCCGACGAACTGAGTGATCAGTGGCGCAACCCGCGCGCCCTCGATCGGAAACCCCTCTCGGTCATCCAGCGAATCCGCCTCGGCATCGCGGCCCTGAATCGGCTGTATCACTGGCACCGTCCCGCGGATCAGGCCGATCGGAACGAGGCGATCCGTAAGATCGAGGCCCTCATGGCCCGACTGCGCGGTGACGCATGACCATGATCTGCAACTGGCTGCGATATCTGCTGCGCCGTGAACAGTGGGTCCGTCATCCCGAGGATGGGACCTGGCACAACGGCGGCGCCCTGATCGAAGAACGCAATGACGGCTCATTCTGGCTGTGGCGCGATTGCCGGGGCGCGACCCGGCACGCGTCGCTTCGCGAGGCCATCGATGCAGAGGCGACGGACAAGTGAGCGTGGTCGCTTGGATCGACGGCTATGGCTTCCGCGAGGTGATCTATCAGCACCACCGCGCCGACGAGGCTGACCGTCAGCACCCGGCACCGGGTCCAGACGAGCCCTATCTCGCCAAGTTTGACTTTGACGCGGTGCCGCTCACGCATCCGATGACCGCCGAGATGTTCGTGCTCGATATGCCCCCGCTCGATCCGGTCGGGACGCTGCTGGCAACCCCCGACGGCATCGGCCCCAGCCGAGAAGCACTCACCCTGATAGGCGGATGGCTGCCCTGCTGCCCTGTCGGAGGGGGACCCAGCACGCAGCCGTCAGACGACACAATCATCCCTCCTGTTGCTCCCGTTCCACTTGCCGCGACCCTACCGCTGCTGATCGCGGCGCTGGTCTCACTGGCAATTGTTCGAAGGAAACGTCGATGACTGCAAATACCGCACCACCCACTGCGAGACGCGGGCTGATCCAAAGCTCATGTTCCTGCCCTGCGCATGCCCAGGACGCCGCGCTGCGCCGGGCGCGGGTGGCCGGGATGCTTCAAGGCCTGATGCTGGCGCTGATCGCCCACCTGGTGGGACTGATCCTGCTGGCGCTGATCGACGCCCACTGGCCTGTGGCCTGCGACGGGACCGCGACCGTCGGCGGCTGCGCGGCCCGGCTGATGGGGGTGGCATGATGGACACGCTGATCCTCTGCAACGCCACCGCTGTCTCGGCCTCGATCATCGCAGACGAGGATCACGACGGCCCGACCTTCGACCGGCTGGTCACGCTGGCCGTGGGCTGCGTCCAGGAGGACGGCGCCCAGGAGATGGTCGCCGGAATCATCCTGACGCCGGCCGAGGCACGCGAGCTGGCGTCAGAGCTTTTGACCGCCGCCACCGAGGCCGAGGGGGTGGGCGCGCTGCCCGTCCAGACCCTGACCGATCAGCCTGTCGGGCGGTGCTGACATGGACCGCAGCCCGACCACCTATCGCGGGGCCTCGCTGATGCTGACCGACATGCCCGGTGGCGTCTGGACCTGGACCCACGACGCGACCGACGGCCACGGCACCGCCCGCAGCCTGTCCCGCGCCCACACCGACATCGATGCTCATCTCGCGCGCCACGCCGCGCACAGCCAGAAGGTGACCCCATGCCCCGCCTGACCCAGGACGAGAAAGACGAGATCACTGCTGCGATGGTCGGCGACATCGACCGCTATTGTGGGATGGACCCGGTCGACATGCCGCTGGCCCGCGAGCTGTCGGTCGAGTGCTGCCGCATCATCGAGGCGCGCGAGCGAGGCGTGGTGACGTTGCCGGTCCAGCTGCCGCCCATCTATGCGCTGGCCTCGCTGGTGGCGGCCCACAGCGCCGCGCCGGAAGGCGGTGCATCATGAGCCTCACCCCCAAATCCCTCGCCGCCCTCCGCTCGGCCACCATCAACGGCCGCTGCGCCGCGACTGCCCCGGCCGCAACCGCCGGAGCGCTGGCGAGGCTCGGCTATGCGCGGCTGACGAAGGCTCACACCGGGCAGCGCGGCCAGTGCTGGTTCACGATCACCAAGGCCGGGCGCGAGGCGCTGGCGAAGGAAGGCAAGGCATGATGCAGCAGTTATCGCTTTTCGCGCCAGCAACTCCTGCCCAACAGCCATACCGGCTTGGCTGGATGAAGGCGCCATGTGGCTTGATTTTTTGGGAGTGGAATGAAGGCGCGCCGAACTTGCAGCCTTTCCGCTACTGGACGTGCTGGCAGGGCATGCGGCGAGCAACCCCGTCAAGGTTTAACCTGTGGTCAAGCGCAAAAAGGACAGCGGCATGACCCCGCACCCCCACCTGCCCATGATCATCGACAGCTTCGCCGGCGGCGGCGGGGCGTCCACCGGGATCGAGCTGGCCCTGGGCCGCAGCCCGGACGTGGCGATCAACCACAGCGCCAAGGCGCTGGCCCTGCATGCCGCGAACCACCCCGAGACGCTGCACCTCGACAGCAACATCTGGGACGTCGATCCGTTGGCGGTCACCAAGGGCCGCCATGTCGGCCAGCTGTGGGCCAGCCCGGACTGCAAGCATTTCAGCAAGGCCAAGGGCGGCGCGCCGCGCGACCGCAACATCCGCGACCTGGCTTGGGTTGTGGTCCGGTGGGCCGAGTTCGCCAAGCCCGACGTGATCTGCATGGAGAATGTCGAGGAGTTTGTGACCTGGGGCCCGGTCGACAATGACGGCCAGCCGATCAAGGAGTTCGCGGGTCAGACTTTCGACCTCTGGATTGGGCGGCTTAAGAAGGCCGGATACAAGGTCCAGTGGCGCGAGCTGCGCGCCTGCGACTATGGCGCGCCGACGATCCGCAAGCGCTGGTTCCTGGTCGCGCGCCGCGACGGCCGCCCGATCGTCTGGCCCAAGCCCACCCATGGCAACCCGGCCTCGGTCGAGGTCCGCAAGGGCAAGCTGCTGCCTTGGGTCGGCGCGGATACCTGCATCGACTGGTCGCTGCCCTGCCCGTCGATCTTCGACAGCGCGCCCGAGGTGATGGCCAAGCACGGGCTGCGCGCGATCCGCCCGCTGGCGGGCAACACGCTGGCCCGCGTGGCGCGCGGCATGAAGCGCTATGTGCTGGAGGCCGAGCGCCCGTTCCTGGTCAACCTGACCCATGGCGGCCGGGTCGAGGACGTGGTCGAGCCCTTCCGCACCATCACCGGGGCGCATCGCGGCGAAAAGGCGGTGGTCGTGCCGTCGCTGGTCAGCCTCAAGGGCACCGCGCGCCGCGACAGCGCGGTCACCGCCCCGCACCCGACCGTGCTGGCCGGGGGCGGCCACAGCGCTCTGATCGCCCCCAGCCTGACCCGCTTCAACGGCGGGGCGACCGGGCAGGATCTGCGCGACCCGATGGCCACGGTCACCGCGAACAGCTGGATCAAGAAGCCCGGTGGCGCGGCGCCCCTGGGCGTGGTCGCCCCCTATCTGGCCAGCATCGCCCATGGCGACAGCGGCGGGCGGCGGGAATACCCGCTGACCGATCCGATGGGCACAATCACCATCGGCGGCATCCAGCATGCGGTGATCGCCCCCTATCTGGCCGCATTCTATGGCCACGGCGATGCACGCGGGAAGCGGGCTGCGGATCTGGCGGAGCCTCTGCGGACAGTCACGGTCGAGAACCGCCACGCTGTGATCGCCCCGGTGCTGACCTATGCCCAGCAGGGCGGCGGCAACCGGGCGGCGACGGAGCCGCATCACACGATCTGCGCCAGCAAGAAGGACCAGAACAGCCTGATCGCCTCGACCATGGTGCAGACCGGCTATGGCGAACGCCAGGGCCAGCAGCCTCGCGCGCTGGACGTGGCCGCGCCCCTCGGCACGGTGGTCGCGGGCGGGGCCAAGCATGCGCCCGTGGCCGCGTTCCTGGCGCAGCAGAACGGCGGGCCGCGCATGGAGGCCCATGCCGGGCACGACGCGCGCGATCCGCTGTCCACCGTCGCGGTCTCGGGCAGCCATCAGACCCCGGTCGCGGCCTGGTTCGCGAAGTACTACGGCACCGGCGACGGCGCCCGGACGGACGAGCCCTGCCACACCGTCACGGTCAAGGACCGCATGGGCCACATGCAGGCCGAACTGGCCGCGCCGCCCTTCGCGCCAGAGCATCACGCCCGCGCCCGCGCCGTCACCGACTTCCTGCGCGAGCACGATGCTTGGGACGGCGGCGAGTTCGTCACCCTGACGATCGGCGGCGCGTCCTATGTCGTGATCGACATCGGCATGCGGATGCTGACCCCGCGCGAACTGTTCCGCGCCCAAGGCTTTCCGGCGGATTACGTCATCGAGGGGGTCTGGGACGGCCTCGACACCGACAGCCCGACCTGGCGGCCCTTCGCCAAGGACGTGCAGGTCAGCTGCTGCGGCAACAGCGTCTGCCCGCCGCTGGCCGAGGCGCTGTGCGCCGCGAACTGCGCGCACCTGCGGATCGGCCTATTGGGCGAGGCGACGGGATGACCGAGGTATTTAGCCGCCAAAAGCGGGCAGGATGGGCGAACTGGGGCCATGAGGCCGAGAAACTCGAGGAGGCTAGCTAATGCCGCGCCACGCAATTACTTTTGCGCCGCGCCTGCTTCCCACGCCCGAGGCAGCGGCGTATCTCGGCGTCAGCGAGACAATGCTGCGCGGGCTTTCGATCCCCCGCAAGCTACTGGGCGGCAAGCGCCTGTACGATCGACTGATGCTTGACGAGTTCGCGTCCAGCCTGCCCAGTGAGGGCGACGAGAAAGGGAACTCATGCGACGCGGTATTCGGGGACTGAAAGGCATCAAGGTCGTCACCAAGGCTGACGGGCGCCAATACAAGTACCGGCGCGTGGGGGCACAGCTCGTGCCGCTGCCTGACCTCCCTGAGAACCACCCCGAGTTCCTTGCGGCATATGTCGCGGCCGGCGCGGTGCAGCCCAAGCCCCGGCATCAGGAAGGCACCATATCCGCCCTCTGCGTGGCATACCTCGCCTCTCATGAGTATCGGCGGATGGCAGACAGCACGCGCGGCGTGTGGCGCCGGACGCTCGATCGCATCAGCGCTGATCGAGGAACTGGCCTGGTCAAGGATCTTCGGCCCGATCACCTGCGCAAAGACATCCGCGCACTGACACCTGGTGCAGCGCAGAACCGGATCAAAGGTTGGCGGTCGATCCTGAAATTCGCGGTCGAGGAGGGGATGATCCCCTCTGACCCGTCTGCCGGCGTCAAGGCGCAGCGTGGCGAGGTCAAACCGCACCGCCAGTGGACAGCGAACGAGTTAAAGACATTCCGCGACCACTGGGCAGTGGATTCGCCGGAGCGGATAGCTTTCGAGGTCATCTATTGGACAGGCGCACGCTGCGTCGATGCTGTTGGTCTCGGCTGGCAGAAGGTGGACGATGACGGGTGGCTTTCATTCGTCCAGGCAAAGACAGGCGGCCCCGCAACATGCCCGATCACGGTACTGCCCGAGTGGGCTGCACCGCTAAGTGCCGAGCACGCTTTGTTTCTGGCATCGGCCCCGCGAGACCGGATGATCTGGATCACGACGCAAGGCGGCAAACCGCGAAGCGTAAAGGGTCTGTCGCAGTGGATGAGTGCCGCCGCTTCGACGGCTGGACTGCCCGACGACTGCACCGCGCATGGCCTGCGGAAGGCGCGCGCGGCGGCACTGGCCGAGGCCGGGGCGACCGCCTCTCAGATCGGCGCTTGGACCGGGCATGCGAGCTTGTCGGAGATCTCTCACTACACCCGGCAAGGGGATCAGAAGGGCGTCCTCGGGGCGAAGCGGGAACGCCAAAGTGGAAACAAGATTGCCCAGTTTCCAAAGTAGCCGATAAAGCGCAGTAAAATCAGTGCCGATTTGGGGATATGGTGCACCCGAAGGGATTCGAACCCCTGGCCTCTGCCTTCGGAGGGCAGCGCTCTATCCAGCTGAGCTACGGGTGCACGCGACGCCTGATTACCCTCAGGGGTCAGGCGGCGCAATGGTGAAAATGGGTCAGGCCGCGTCCAGCGCGGTGATGATCGGCACGAAATCGGCGGCCTTCAGGCTGGCCCCGCCCACCAGCGCGCCGTTCACATGGGCGATGGCAAAGATCTCGGCCGCGTTGGTCGGCTTGACGCTGCCGCCATACAGCAGGGCGACGTCGGCGCCGTCCTCCAGCCGCGCGGTCAGGCGGTCGCGCAGCAGGGCGTGGACCTCGGCGATCTGATCGGTGGTTGGGGTGCGGCCGGTGCCGATGGCCCAGACCGGCTCGTAGGCGATCACGGTATTCGCGGCGGTGGCGCCGTCGGGCACCGAACCCGCCAGCTGTGTGGCGATCACGTCCAGCGTCGCACCTGCGTCGCGCTGCGCCTCGGTCTCGCCCAGGCAGATGACGGCGACCAGGCCGGCCTGATGCGCGGCCTGCGCCTTGGCGCGGACCAGGGCGTCGGTTTCGCCGTGATCGGCGCGGCGTTCGGAATGGCCCAGGATCACATGGGTCGCACCCGCGTCGCGCAGCTGGGCCGCGGCAATGTCGCCGGTATGGGCGCCCTGGGCTGCGGCGTGGCAATCCTGCCCACCGATCAGCAGATCACCCGCGCCCACACGCGCGATCATCGGATGGATCAGCAGGGCGGGGGGGCAGATCAGCACGTCGCAGGACGCGTCTTCGGCGGCGGCGGCCATGCCGTCCAGCTGATCCAGCGCGGCCAGGGTGCCGTTCATCTTCCAGTTGCCAGCGGCCAGTTTGCGCGGTGCCAT